TTTTGGGGGTGCGGGGGGTTAGCCTGTATTTGTGGCTGCGGAGTAGTCACCTGTATTTGTGGCTGCGGAGTAGTCACCTGTATTTGTAGCTGCGGAGCAGTTGCCTGTATTTGTGGCTGCCGAGCGGTTGCCTGTATTTGTGGCTGCGGAGTAGTCACCTGTATTACTTTTTTTTGCGTTTTTGAAGTCTACCTTTTCTAAAATAAATTTTACTCCTGCATCAATCAAACCGCGCAAACCTATTTCGCACTTAATAGATATTTTGCTACTTGCAACCTTACTCCCGTCATCGTCTTTTTGTAGTTCGCCGCTTTGCTCAACCTCGAAATATCTGCTATTCGCGGGGCCATAATATCCAAGTACTTCGAGCGGATTTTCGCACGCATGGAAGCCGCTATTGCAGCACTTAACGAATCCTTTGTGTTCGTACTCTTTTCCGACCTCGTACTGATAGCCTCTACATTTTAGGTCCTTGTCAAAGCCTTTGTATGTCTTTATCTTTTTCATTTGCTATTCTTGTTTTTTATAGGGGAAGAAATCCATGTACTTAGTTTCGCTGACCGCCTCCAGCACTACATCAATGAGCCAGCTCTTAATATGTTGTTTGTATCTGTCGCGAGCATCGTCCACACTGGCAGCTTGAATAATGATATACTGTGCTTGCTTTTTCTCCTTACCATTTTTCTCATCAAGGGTAATAAGATTATGCTTCACTCTATAGAACTTGTCAGCAGTGGCATTATCTGTAGTGACTACTTCTGAAATGTTGGTGATTTTTTCTGAGATTACGCTTAGTTCTCCACTAGTGTAGGCTTTCAATTTCTCAATGGCACGACTTTCTGCTTCTGTAAAAGAGATGGCTTCAAGCAGATAGTTTTCTGTCACCTTTTTAATAGCTCCGTTTTCCATTGTTTTGTCGTAACGGATACCGACTTCAAAATAAGTATTCATAACTTTAATTGTTTTTGGATTTAGTCTTTTGATTGTGAACTGTTGTTTGACAATGCATCTTCAATCTTTTTCTCAGTTGCAGTTTTTTCTATATCAATTAGCGTTTCAATGTCTGCTCGCTCTACTTTAAGTGCTACCTCAAGGCCATTAGCAAAGCGCAGCCGTAACTGACAATCGAGTTCTGCATTTTTTTCTAACATCTCTTGTGCTTGTAATAGTGACGCACGAGTGCAAAAGAATGGTTGTAGTTCTGAAAATTTTGATTGTTCCATATTGTTTAAGTTTTTATTATTTGAATTTGTTTTATCGTCTACTTTCTCCAGTTAATGGGATGATATTATAGGTTTTGAAGCGGTCGAGCAATCGTCCGAAGCCGTCCTTGTATTTTTCTTTTAGTTGTTCATTTGTGAGGTTTGTTGTTAGGTGTGCCATTTTGTTGTAGATAGTCCAAATTTCATTGCGCGCATGAAGAAACTCGTTTGTTAGAGTATGAGTATCGATGCCATAGAATTTAGTGGATTGTACTCCTATGTCGTTAAGGCAAATGTTTACTGGCATGCACTTGAAGCCTCTGTTTTCTTCCTCATAGAAAGTATAGCGATCGAGGTTGTTGTGTAGCGTGTAGTAGTTTACCATCTGTGTGACAGATAGGTTGTGGAAGTATCGAGGATTTTCTGTGATGCGTAGATATTCCGAGAAGATTTGCATGAGAAGTGTTTTGCCTGTTCCTACCGCTCCTTGTAGCATTATGTGTTTGTGTAGCTTATAACCACGTCCAGGGAACACGCTTTCTGCAAGTGGACATCCATTGAAGTAGTAGAGCAAGAAGCGCAACACATCTTTATTATGTTCGTCAACGATGAATCCTCGTCTTTGATTGGCAAGTACAACATTGTCTGCGATCCAAAGGAGTGTGTTTGCGTGAGCATTATAGATTTCCTTTACAGTTAAATCTGGTGATTGATTCTGTTGCTGTCGTATCTTTCTCCATGCTAAATTTACGCATTGATCGAGCTTGTGAATTTGCTTAGCGGCATCAGTGTCTTCTGTATTTTCTTTGTTTACATCCATAATGATTTTCTTATTTATACATCCTTGCTTCCAAAGCCTCCATCATATTGATATTCGGATGGTGCTGGCGGTTCGGCTTCTTTGTCATCTTTTCCTTTTGAGGGTTGATTGATTTTTATACGCATAGTTGCAATGAGGTGCTGTGACCAGTCCGTATAATCTTCGTGTTGTTTCTTTGATATTTCCCATTCCGCCACGATTTCTTTAGCTGTTTTCCGTAGGAGAGGAAGTTTGTTTTGTTTTAATCCAAAGTTCATGAGTAGTACTTCAAGGTTTGACGCGTTGTCATTTCCGAAGAAGCGTTTTAGATACGTGTCGTTGTCGGATGTTTGTGTCGCTGGCGTAAGCTTTGGAGTTGGCGCAGAAGCTACTTTCGGTAAATCTTTTTTTCTTGCATTAGAATTTCCGACAGGAGCACCGCCTTTCTTTCCTGCAACGGAACGTCTTAACCTGGCTTCTTCCATGACACACATGCGTCGAACAAAACTATCGGAGTAGAAGTACTTACCGTCTTCGGTAAAGACAAATAACCCGAAATCCTCAACGACCGACTTGACAATGGCAGCGTCCACACGAAGGTCAAAGGCTATCATATTATAATCTTTGGCACTCATGTAGGTTGTTTCTTCCCTTAAGCGTTCCAGCAACATAAAGTAAACTCCATATCCTGCGGCACCGTGTTTCATGCGCAAGCGTACGAGCTTCTCATCGTTGCGGGCGTTGCTATCATGAGAAAAATAGTTGGTAGATTTTATTTGCGTTGTAGCCATCATCAGAGATTTTTTATCGTTCTAAAATTCTTATGCCATGAACATGGAGCATTAGTTTGCGCTTTATTCGGTAGACTTCCGTTCGCATCCCTTTTGTGTCTTCGACTACGAGATTTCCATCTTTGTCGGTATAGACGAAGTCAGCGACATATGAGCAAGCTCTTTCAATGACTTTTCCGTTTACGTCGCGCTGTGTTGGTATTAGCTCGTATGTAACCTGTTCTCTTAGATGCTTGATGATACCAGCACGTTGCAGGAGTTTTAACTCATTGGCTCTTCGATGCTCTTTGCGCGAGGCGTATCCTCCAGACTTTTCAGCATGATACTTGTTTCGTTTTACTTTAGAGAGTAGACTCTTTGTGTCCATGATCAATGCGAGATTGTAATTGTCCGTAAGCGATAAATTTCACTTGTCGGCGTGATGGTACTTTTACTACTTCTCCAGTGTTAATGTTACGTGCTATTTTTGCTGCACGTTGAACCGTTTTGATTGTTCCAAATCCACGTAGAAGAATTGGGTCGTTGTCTACAAGAGCCTCTGTAATTATTTCAAGCATTTGTTCTACTGCATGCGTTGCTTGTAAAGTGGTGAGGTCTGTTTTCTCTACCAGTTTGTGTACGATTTCTTGTTTTGTCATAACTTTTATTTTTATATGTTGAACTCTTTTTCTTTTTCAGTTTTCGATGTAACAATTGAAGTTGTCTTATATCTTCGCTTTGTTGAAGTGTTGTTTCTTGCATTTTTGCCATAGCAAGCACTCGTGGAAGTTTTTCGATGATGATGTCGAGATGTCGGTTCGAGATTTCTATCATTGTTCGGTAGTCATAAATGCTGTTACAAGTTCTTCGAAATAGACTTCATCCGATGGAATCTCATCGTCTGCTGACATGATTTTATTGGCGATGGATTTCTTCTTGTGAATTAGATTATAGAGTGTGTTGTCAATGGTGTGTTCCCCGAGCAAGTAATAACAAGTGACATTGTCTTTTTGTCCGATGCGGTGTGCGCGGTCTTCACATTGGCAACAGTCGGCATACGTCCAAGGCAGCTCCACAAATGCCACATTAGATGAGGCGGTGAGGGTGAGGCCAACACCAGCTGCTTTGATGGAGCAGATGATTAGCTTTATCTCACCCGACTGGAAGGCATCAACAGATTGTTGTTTGCTAATGGCACTGTCTCGTCCTGTCACTGTCACAGCATCGGGAAATGCTTTGCAGAGTTGGTCGACAATCTCGTGTAGAGAGCAGAACAGTATGAGCGGTTTACCAGAGGCGATGAAGACACGAACGAAATCAATAGCTTGTTTCACTTTGCCTTTGGCAGAGAGAGAGCGTAGTGTCATAAATTTTACAAGTGCTTCCATGCGCATTTTACGTCTAATGTCGCGGTCTGTGCATTCTGTGTATTGTCGTAGATATTCTGCAAGGTCTGCTTCTGCGAGTGAATATTCGTCTCGATTTGAAATATCCACGTATAGGTCTGTTCGTGTTTTATCAGGTAGTTGTGTCAACACCTTTGCTTTTTCGCGGCGTATCATGCAGCGGTCGTATAGCTGGCGAGATAGTTCTTCGAGGTTGTCCTCTTCTCCGTAATCGGCAAGAAACTTTCCGCGGCCACCAAATTCTTGCAGACGTCCCATGATGGAGAGTTGTGAAACCAAGTCTTCGGCACGATTGACTACAGGTGTTCCCGAGAGGAGGATACGGAAGTCTTTACCTTCTACGATGCCGCGTGTAAATATGGTTTGCTGTGCAGATGGATCTTTGACACGATGGCTTTCGTCGATGATAACTGAGCGAAAAACCTTAATGGCATCATTGAATACAACATCTTTTAGGCGGAATCCTCCGCGGCTGCCTCCTTGTATGTCCCATACGAAATACTTGCGTAGGCTTTCATAATTGACGATGGCGACATGAAACATTCCCATTTGCAGAAAGTATGGCCAAGCGGTGCGTGAGGCATTGTCAAGGACAATAGCCTTTTTATTGGTGAACTTCTCAAACTCACGCTGCCAGTTGATTTTTAGAGAGGATGGGCAGATGACGAGAGCTGGATAAGCGTTGGCGATATCTATGATTCCGATGGACTGAAGGGTCTTTCCTAAGCCTGGTTCGTCGCCAATGAGCAGTCTTTTTTTATCAAGTCCGAAGATGATACCTTCGCGCTGATATGGATATGGTTCTATTTTCAAGTTGTGTTTCAAATCTGCCATGATGATCATAGGTTTAAGCACCAGTACTGGAATGCTAATTCTTCGTATTTCTCGCGGCCACGTTGGTAAGTTGCATCATCGCGGTTGATAAACTTCTTAAACACGCAGCAGTTCTTTTTGCTGATAGCGTAGATAAAGTCACGGTCAGAGTGTGCAATATCCATATACCATGCACGGCTTCTGTCCCAGTCGAAGAAGTCGACAGCTTCATCGAATTCTTTCTGTGTGGATGCAAAAGTTGTTTTTAGGTCACCTCCAAAGCCGAACTTACAGAGAAACCAGTCCCATTTGCAGCGTGTGTCGAGCGTAAACGCGAACCCTCCGTATTCAAAGGCTTGTTGTTTATTTACCATGCAACATTGCGTGTCGGATATTTCAAGGACCTTTTTAAGGAAAGTGTCTGTACGCGCCTCGTGACGTAGGGAGCGTAGCATTTCTTTTGCATGTTCAAACTCTTCTTCGGTGTATTGTACGTTGTCAACAGTATGCTGGAAGTAGTTTACGCGTTCAGGCTCTGTGATGATAGCGTCAACAAGAGAACCGAATCTGAACGCCTCCTGTTTGTCCCCATATTGAATGTGGGGATGGAGCAGGTTTTTGAGTTCGGTGAGGTCAGAGTTGCTGACCTCACTTCGCTCGTAATAGTTTTCATTGTTCTTCTGCATATTCATCTTCGGTTGTCCATCCTGCACTATCCACGGCAATGCGTTTCCATTCGTTAGCATCTATCTTTGGCGTGCGTCCATCAGCAAAAGCCGTTGCTATGTCGTGCAGAGTGTTTATGAGTTGTTGTGGTGTACGGAATATGTCTTTGTACTCATTAAGCAGTTCGGCACTTGAAATATTGTCGTTGTCAGTAGTTTCAACATTTGCTGTGCGAAGCATGGTGCATGAGTATTCTACTTCTCGTGAGATTGAGACCGTACTCGGCTCATTCCATGGAGCGTTCGGATCGTAGTCTGTACCGATTGGGCAATTTCCACACATGATTATTTTGCTTTTACGTCATCAACATATTCAATGTTGTCTGACTGGATGAACATGGGATTATTCTTATCGTTAGCAAGCTTATTACAGAAGGTTAGTTGCTTTGAAAAGATTTTTGTTAGCTCCTCAATAGTGAGCGTGCAGCCTATTTGTGACCACCACATACCGACAATAGGCATGAAGCCTTCAACGCCTATCACATTGATTCGTTTCTTTACTTGTGTCTTAGGTTGATACTCTTGAACCTGCGCTTGTGCCGCGCCAAAGAGACCATCCATTTCCTGTTTCTGTGCTGCCAGTTCTGCTGCAGCTTTTTCTTGCGCTTCACGTTCTGCTTTTTCCTTAGCGCGCTTTTCTGCTTCTTTGCGTTCACGCTCTTCCAGTTCTCTTTTGATACGTGCAGCCTCTTCTGCGTTGGCTGCTGCAATACGCTCAAGTTCCTTACGCTTGGATGGGAGGCGGTCGAGGGTTTCATCACGGTTCGTAGAAATTTCGAAAGAGAATTGTTCCGTGAAGCGTTCTTGCATCTTCTGTTTCACCCCTGCTGCAATTGTGCGTGCGTCTTCTGGTGATAAGATTGCAGGTAGTAATACTTCTGGACGTAGAGCTTTGAACCATTCTTGTGGGAGTTGCTCGGAGGTGTTTTTTAACCCATCAACAACAATGGCATAATTTTCGAGAGTCAAAGACTTATCAAGTTCGATGATGCGGTTACAAGTTGATGCAATGAGTGCATTAAACTGACGTGTGTAATCGTTTTCAACATCTGTTGCGTACTGTGCTTTTGCATTCGCTACAGCTTGTGCTAACTGCCTTCTGCGAAGTTCTGCTTCTTGCTCTTCGCGTTTCTTTGCTGCATATTTGTTGCGCAGGTCTTGTAGTTGATGAGGTATCGTGTTACTCTTAGCTGGGTCTACTTCGTTTTCCAGTCCTGTATAGGCGCCTCGAATGGTATCAAAGAGTTGGGTAACGGCAGAACGCTTTTCATTCATCTTTTTCAATGTTTTCTTTGATTTTTCGATGAAATGAGCGATCTCTTGGTCGAGAGCGTCAGACATCCCCTCTGTCTTTGCACGTTCGAGAAGCGTGTTACCAAACTGTAGGCAGCGGTCGTGTGAAAGCTTGTTTTCGTTGTACGCTTGTGGCGCTAATTGTGTGATCGTAGCAACATTGTTGTTTTCAAAGATTGTTATTTCGGTTGTCATGATGATTTTTGTTTTGTTGTTGGATGATTTGTGTGCAAGGTTGTGTTGTAGCGTACTCTACATACTTGTGTAAGCGTGAGCAATAGAGACCATTGAGACAGTGTGCCGTCCATCGACATCCGTTGCATGCGCTCACTGGTTTTTTAGAAGCCATCGTCGTCTCCAGCATCAACGGTTACCCCTTTTGAAATGTCGTTGGCTGGTGGGCCAAAAGGTGTCGGTTCTGGTTGTGTTATTTCTCCTGTCTCGGTGTCAACGCCATATAGTTCGTCGTTGATTTCGATTTCTTTTTCTTCGGTTTGCTGGCTCTGTAGCTCTGTGCCACGTCCGATGCGTACTTTAGGATAAGTCTTAAATGCATGTTTTATACACTTTGCCATTAGGAAACCAGGGTCAATATTAACGATGCCTTTTTGATCAACACCGTACAGAGCATTGGCTGCACCTTGGCGGTTTTGTCGCGCACTATACTGAGCGAGGCGTACCCAATCTTCCTCCATCATGACAGAATAATCGATGCTTCCATCGGCGCGAGTGATGCGTAAATAGCAGGCTACGATACGATTACCAGTGTGTGGCAGGG